TACTTTAGTATGAGATCACTTCGTCCCGACAAATCGTCTAATATCCTAAGAAGACGTTATTAATGTCAGCGGGGCATTATTCAAAGGACGCGTATCGAAGCATTGTCAATAAATAATTGATTCGTAGTTCAAAAACGAGTAGAAAACTTATGAAACGCCAACTCGCTAAGAGTGTTCCCGTATAAGGATTAATAACAATGAGCATCATTCATGTAAATCAAATTGGTAGCAAAATACAATCTCTATTTGCAAGTAAAATTGATAAAAGTGACCTAAATCCAAATGATAAAGAGATTCAACCGAAAATATTGACTCGTTGTTTAGCGGCCTATGCTATTTATTGCATAGGTGACACATCGTTAGATGATGCAGCGGTTGCGGTTGTAGATGGTGCAGATGACAATGGCATCGATGCCATTCATTATTCACCATCAAGCAAAAGAATGATCATAGTCCAATCCAAATGGAAGAAAGATGGTACTGGTGAGCCGGATAACGGTGACATGAGGAAATTTAAGGATGGTGTATTAGACCTTATCAATTTAGAGTTAGATAAGTTTAATGAGAAAGTAAATCTCAAAAGACAAATGATTGAAACAGCTTTAGGTGAATTTGATACAAAATTTGATTTAGTTCTCATTCATACCGGTTCAAATACCTTAAGCAAGCATAACCAGCAAGTAATGGATTCAATATTAAGTGAACTAAACGATGCTGGTGATGGGACAAGCGAAGATGTTGTAAGCTTCCACCATGTCAATCAAGCAATAATTCATAGCAGACTCGCCTCAGGTCTTGAAGGCGAACCAATTGATCTCGAAGTTGGTCTTTCACAATGGGGAAAAATTGAAGAACCTCATCAGGGTTATTTCGGGATTGTTGCTGGTGAAGAAGTCGCTAATTGGTGGGAAAGGAAAGGGAAAAGACTATTTGCTAAAAATATTCGACAAATGCTAGGTGCTACAGAAGTTAATGATGAAGTGAAACGAACGATTGATGAGCAACCAGAGAATTTTTGGTACTACAACAACGGAATTACTATTGTTGCGGAGTCAATAAAGAAATCAATGGTTGGCGGTAATAGTCGAGATATAGGATCTTTTCGTGCTAATAACATTAGCATTGTCAACGGGGCACAAACCGTTAGTGTAATTGGCAGATATGCACAGGAAGGAGGCACTAATCTAGCGAAAGTGCGCTTACCTGTACGATTAATTTCCTTAGAGGGAGCTCCCGAAGACTTTGGTGCATCTGTAACTAAAACAAACAATCGACAGAATAGGATCGAAAATCGTGATTTTGTTTCTTTAGATGAAGAGCAAATAAGATTAAAAAAGGAACTATCTCTGGAAGGAATTGAGTATAATATTGTTCGCAGCGAAAACATTAAAACTTCAGCATCGATAATTGATTTATCTGAAGCAACGGTTGCGTTAGCATGTGCTTCCACGCAGGTTGGACTTGCAGTTCAAGCAAAAAGAGAAATTGGGCGATTCTATGATAATTTGAATAAAGCACCATATAAAACAATATTTAATCCATTAACAAATGGAATTTATTTGCGAAATGCAGTTTTTTCTTTGCGTAAAATAGACGAAGTTATTAGCCAGTTAATTTCCGATCTCCTTAAAAAATCAGGAAAAGAATATGGAGTACTCGTACACGGAAATAGAATGCTTGCATTCTTAGTTTTCAGAAGTCTTACCATTCATAAGAGCGCAAATAATTTCGAATTTGATATTAATTCAGTTGACTGGTTAGATTATACAAAAGCGGCGCTTGAAAAGTTAATAACTGAAATTGAAGCAAATTATAAAGATAAGTTTTTAGCCACTTTATTTAAAAATGCAAGTATTTGCAAGGCAATATCAGAGAAAATTGTATAGAACCACAGAACCGAAAATTAATGCCGCTTATGCGGCATTAATTTAGAACGTATTATTAAAACCACGGTATCACCGTGCATAGTTATCTTACTCCCGCGTAAGCTCATAAGAAGTAAACCTGATCACCCTCTCCCCAAACCACGCATTCAACTCCTTGAACCGTTCCTGCAATGGCGTCAGTTCGTTACGGACAAACACCTGCGACGCCTTAACCGAATCGCCAAACCCGCCGCTGTTCTCTGGGATAATGCCCATCATCTGCGGCGGAACGCGGTGCGCGCACAGCAAATCGTTCTGGCTGGCTTTCTTAATATTAAAGAAATCGTCTTTGGTTGCGACTTCACTTAACGGCAGGATCCTGATCCCGTCTGGCTTGCCGTTTGGCGCGTACATGAACAGGTTGCGGAAGTTACCCAGGCCTTTTGTATCACGCATCGCCTTACGCATCTGGTCAATATCACTGCTGCTTTGTGCCGCGTCAGTCATGTACAGGATATATCCGGCGTGCGCGCCGTTCTGATAATACTTGCGGCGGAACAGCGTGGCGGCCTCGTTCAGCCAGGCTGAGTTCAGGGCGCTGAGGTATTCCGGCAAGCCGTACAGCTCCTGATTAATGTCCGGTTCAATCAGATGAAACACGCTACCGGCTTCAAACTGATGCGCGTCCTTCCACTGCTGCACAAACCAGTAAGTATCCGGCTCTACGCCGCGCCGCGCATATTTAGCAGGCACCGTTTTCATCACCACGGCGTCGCCGAGCTGGTTGCGGATCACTTCCAAAAACGCATTCCCGAATACCAGGTAATCCAGGGCGAAGCGGCTGAACTCCTGCTGTGATAACAGCGGGTGCGGGACATAGGTTGAGGCCAGAATATTACGTTTCACATACAGCGATGAACTGTGATGAACCGCCGCCCGCAGCGTGCGGGCCAGTCCGTCAAAGCTGACCGGCGGCTCATACCACTGACCGTTACCCGAGCATTCGATGTAATCCAGGATTTCACGGCGGTCTAACACCGGCGTCGGGTCGCCAAAGCTGAACGCTTCTGCCCCGCCGGTCTGCTGTGCGGCTGCGGTGACTGTTGTCTGTGACGCCTTGCGGAATTTGCGCTTACTCATATTAATAAAACTCCAGGATGTTAGGGCTTTGGCCGCCGTTCGCGGCGGTCAGCGGTTCGTTAAGCAGTGCGTGCATGATTGCCCAGGCGACATCAGCGTGGCTGGCTTCCTCGCTGCGGCTGGCCTCATAGGTGGAGCGGCTGCCGCTGGCGGTCATGGTTTTGCGGATCGCCATGAATGACGAGGTGATGTCTTTGTGGTTGGTGTCGTACTCCAGGCGTCCGGACGCGATGGTGTCTTTCGCTTTCAGCACCATTTTCGTTTTCGTTTCCGGGCTGTAGCGGATTTCCATCGCGGCGGGGAAGAACTGCCGGACAAGCTGGAAAACACCCTGGCCGATGCCGGTGGCGTCCACGCCGATGTATTCGACACAGTACCGTTTTGTTAACGCCTCAATGCTTTTTGCCTGGGCGGCAAAGTCCATGCCTTTCCACTGGTGGCGTTCCAATACGCGGAATTTGCCGCCGTCCACCAGCGGCGGAGCCACCACGGCACAGCCTGCGCTGTCGCCGGTGTGTGACGGGTCGTAACCAATCCAGACGGCGCGATAGCCAAACGGACGCACGGCGAACGGGCTGAAATCCTGCCATTCCTCCGCGCTTTCCACCATGCAGCGCTGCAGCTCGGCGAACGGGAATACCGACGTCTGGTCGTCAACAAACTCACACATAAACAGGTTGCGGAAGTCTTCCGCGCTGTTTTCCTGTTTCAGTGTGTCGATGTTGAACAGGTTGCAGCCCCCGGCTAACGCATCCTCAATGGTGACGATTTGCCGCCACTGGCCATCCTCACAAAGCCGACCTTTCGCCAGGGCGTGATGGCCGATGTCCAGCTCAATCCGGTCGTTCGGGTTTTCCCGGCCCTTGTTAAACAGTTCACCCGACCAGAACGGGTACGCGCCGTGCGTCAACGCTGACGGCGTGGAGAAATAGGTGGTGCGCAGATGTTCCTGGGACGCCATGCCGCTGGCGACCTTGCGCAGCTTCTGGAAGTTGGGGATCCAAAAGATTTCGTCCACGTACAGGTCGCCGTTATGGCTTTGGGCGGTGTTGGAGTTGGTGCCTAAGAAAATCAGCTTCGCGCCGTTGTTGCCGAGCACAATCGGGTCGCCGGTCAGTTCAACACCGGCCAGGCGCGCAAACTGAATGATGTACTCACGGAATACGTAAGCCTGCGTTTTACTGGCGGAGAGAAAAATCTGGTTATGGCCGGTTGCCAGGGCGCGCAGCAGAGCTTCGCGGGCAAAGAAGAACGTTGCGCCAATCTGGCGGGATTTGAGGATGTCGCGGATACGGTGCTTAAGCCCCGCGTCATACCAGATACGCTGATAAGGGAAACACTTCTCGAAGAAAATTTGCTCCAGCGCCGCCAGTGACTCCTCGCTGAAAAAGTTCTTTGTTGGCTTCTTGCGCTCCCCTTTATTCCGGTTGGCAATCTTTGGATTTAAATCCACCTCATTCCCGCTCTGACCGTAGCGGTTCACCCTTGCCAGGCGTTCCATTAACCGGCCTAACGCCTCCATTTCCTTATAGTCCGCATTCCCTTTGACGTCTTTGGTGGTGAGCTGAATAAGGCGCGCTTCCAGGCTGGATTCCACGCGGGCAATCGGCGCAACGTTGTCCCAGGCGTTGCGTGTTTTCCAACTCTGCACCGTCGGTAACTTTTGGTTCAGCATCTCCGCAATCTGACGCACAGAAAACCCCTGCCAGTAAAGCAGTGCCGCCTGTCGCCGTGGGTCGCTGATAATGGTTGAGTTTGTCATTTTCATGACTGCCACGTTAACGGGCGGCTCGCTGATTTTCCTGCTGCCCACGTTGTGCCATCGAGCATCAACCCGCATCGGCTGGCGGTGTCGGGCGTGTGTCTGGAAACTGGGATTTCTCAGCAGCACACACCGACTGGAGTCAGACACATGGCAACAAAAGCAAAGCGCTTTCGCATCTGTACCGAAGGGGCAACCACCGACGGGCGCGAAATCACCCGCGACTGGATTGAACAGATGGCGGCGACGTATGACCCGAAGGTCTACGGGGCACGTATCAACATGGAGCACATCAAGGGCTATTTCCCTGACAGTGCGTTTCGTATGTACGGCGACGTCACCGGCGTTTACGCCGAAGAAGTGGCGGACGGTGCCCTGAAAGGCAAGCTGGCACTGTATGCAGACATCGACCCGACGCCTGATTTAGTGTCGATGGTGAAAGCCCGCCAGAAGGTTTACACCTCCATCGAAGTGAACCCCTCGTTTTCCGATACCGGCAAAGCCTACCTGATCGGCCTGGCCGTGACCGACAGCCCCGCCAGCCTCGGCACCGAATACCTGCAATTCAGCGCGAAGGCACAGCAAAACCCGCTGGCGAGCCGCAAACAGGATGCCGGAAACCTCTTTACCGCTGCCGAAGAAACGGCGTTCGAGTTCGTGGAAGAAGCCCCGGCAGCCCCGTCGCTGTTCTCCCGCGTGAAACAGCTGCTTTCCAGCAAATCCGCCTCAGATGATGCCCGTTTTAAAGATGTGCATGACGCCGTGGAAGTGGTGGTGGAGCACGTCGAAACCGGCCTGAAAGCCAGCGATGAAAAGCTGTCTGCGCTGGAAAACACCGTGACACAACGCCTGAACGCGCTGGAGCAAACCGCAAAAGATGACCGCGAACAGTTCAGCGCGCTCAAAGGCAAGCTGGAGAAGTCCGCGCCGCAGAGCTACACGCAGCGCCCCGTTTCCAGCGGCGGCGGCAAGGGTGATGCAGCCCATTTCACCGACTGCTAAGCACAACGCTCGCGATTAACCCGTTAACCCATTTGGAAAAAAACGCATGAAACAAACAACCCGCTTTCAATTTAATGCCTACCTGTCCCGCATTGCCGAGCTGAACTCGGTGGACACCGGCGACCTGGATAAAAAATTCAGCGTAGAGCCGTCGGTAACGCAGACGCTGATGACCCGCGTGCAGGAATCCTCTGCCTTCCTCCAGATGATTAACATCATTCCGGTCGATGAAATGAAAGGTGAAAAGGTCGGCGTCGGCGTGTCCGGCTCCATTGCCAGCACGGCAGACACCAGTGGCACCGGCGAACGCCAGACGGCTGATTTTAATACCCCGACAGCCGAGGGCTATGAGTGCCGCCAGACGAACTACGATTTCCATTTCCGCTACGCCACGCTGGATTTGTGGGCGCGCTATCAGGATTTCCAGGCGCGTTTACGTGACGCTATCGTGAAACGCCAGGCGCTGGATCGCATCACCATCGGCTTTAACGGCGTTGAGCGTGCGGCAACGTCAAACCGCGCTAAAAACCCGCTGTTGCAGGACGTGAACGTGGGCTGGCTGCAAAAGTACCGCAACAATGCGCCGGAGCGCGTGATGAGCAAAATTCTCGGTGAGGATGACGCCGTGATTTCCGAGACCGTCCGCGTCGGTGCAGGGGGTGACTTTGAGAACCTCGACGCGCTGGTGATGGATGCCACCAACAACATGGTTGACCCGATTTATCAGGACGACACCGGCCTGGTGGTGATCTGCGGTCGTCAGTTGCTGGCAGACAAGTATTTCCCGCTGGTGAACAAGGCGCAGGAGAACTCGGAAAGCCTGGCGGCGGATATGATTATCAGCCAGAAGCGCATAGGTAATTTACCGGCGGTGCGCGTGCCGGGCTTCCCTGCCAATGCGTTCATGATCACCCGCCTGGATAACCTGTCCATTTACTGGATGGACGGTTCACACCGCCGCCATATCGAAGAAGTGCCAAAGCGTGACCGTATCGAAAACTACGAATCCATTAATGAGGATTTCGTGGTGGAAGATTATCGCGGCGGCTGCCTGGTCGAAAACATTCAGCTCGGCACCTTTAAAGATGTTAAGCCTGAATCAGCGGAATAAGGGGGACATAACATGATTAGCCCTTGCCGTCGTCACATGTTGCGACAGTCCGCCATCATCGCCGCACAGCAGGCTGCCGGTCAGCTGACCCATGCCACCGGCTACGAACTGCAAATGCAGCGACTCAATGCGGATAAACAGGCACTGCACAAGATCCAGTCCTTCCAGGACAAGGCTGCGTTAAAACGCAAGCTGTTGCCGGAATACGCCCCGTGGGTGTCGGGCGTACTTGCCGAAGGGAACGGCGCACAGGATGCCATCCTGATGACCGTCATGATCTGGCGTATTGACGCCGGTGACATTGCCGGTGCGCTGAACATTGCCCGCTACGCCTTTAAACACCGGCTCGCGATGCCGTTCGGCACCCGCACGGCGGGATGCGCCTTCACGGAGGAAGTGATCGACCAGGCTGTACGTGCCCGCACCGCCGGTGAACCCGTCAGCGTTGAGCTGATGCTGGAAGTGCTGGAACTGACTGACGCTGAGGATATGCCCGATAAAGTCCGTGCCCAGTTGCACAAAATTATCGGTTATCTCTACCGCGACGGCGGCAAGGACACGTTAGCCCTGGAGCGTCTGAAAAGTGCCTTAATTCTCGACGGCAAATCAGGCGTTAAAAAAGACATTGAGCGCCTGGAGTCTGCCATTAAAAAGGCATCCGGCAGCTAAAAAGCATGCGCCCCGCGCAGGGCGGCACGCCAGCCGCGACAGGTCTGTGACCTCGTTCAACGCTGGCGTCCACCGCCCCCCATTCAGAGGTCATTATGTCTCTTGTTGTACCTGCACCGAAACCGGACGCCGCGACGGAACCCGCGATTAAAAACACCCATTTCTGGCCTGATGTGGATCCGGTTGAGCTGCGCGACACCCTGCGACTGGAGGGCACGGTCACGGCAAAACGTCTGCGCACCGCCGCCAAGTTTGCCATGACCGAAGTGAACGCCGAGCTGTTCAGCTTTCGCGATGCGCAGATTTCGCAGGGCTTTAAACGCCTGGCGGATGTTCCTGCCGATCAGATTGACGATGAAAGCGTGAAGGTCTGCGCCTATCAGCGCGCTGTGGCGTCTATAGCGGCGGCCTTCCTGGCGGAGCGTTACCCGAATAACGACACCACCGATAAGGGCAGCCAAAAGGCCGCGATCGTGGAAAGCACGGTGGATGATTTATGGCGTGACGGGCGCAACGCGATCAGCGACGTCGCCGGTGTGTCTCACTGCATCATCGGGCTGCTCTGATGAAAGTCACTGCCGAACAGGGCGACACCGTGGATCTGCTCTGCTGGCGGTACTACGGGCGCACGGGATCGGTAGTTGAGCAGGTTTACGCGGCTAACGTGGGGTTAGCCGAGCAGGGGGCGATTTTGCCCCATGGCTATGCGGTGGAGCTGCCGGACATTACTCAGGCCGCAGTCAGTGAAACCGTCTCACTTTGGGACTGATGACCATGGAGCGTATCACCTCGTTTATCTGTTATTGCATTGCCGTGTTTCTGGCCTGGCTGGGTGGGATGTCTTATCAGGATATTGCCTTTTTAGTCGGTGCGGCCGTCGGCGTGGCGACCTTCCTGGTGAACTGGTACTACCGGCGTAAAACTTACCGCCTGCTGAAAGAAATGGGCATCAGAGGGGAAATTAATGCAGCCATCAATCGTTAGGCGCTGCGCCGTCGCCGCCGTCCTGGCGATTGCCGCGCTGCTGCCGCAAACGCCGACGTTGAAAACCTCCGCCGCCGGTCTGGCACTGATTGCCGATTTTGAAGGCTGCCGCCTGTCCGCCTACCAGTGCAGCGCGGGCGTCTGGACAAACGGCATCGGGCACACCGCAGGCGTGAAGCCGCAAACGCACATCAGTGAACGGCAGGCTGCCGTGAATCTGGTGGAAGACGTGATGCGGGTGGAGAAAGGCATTGCGCGCTGTATGCCGGTTGCCATGCCGCAGCGGGTGTATGACGCGGTGGTGTCCTTTGCGTTCAACGTCGGCGTGACGGCGGCCTGCAAGTCCACGCTGGCGTTTTTCATCAGCAAGGGGCAATGGCGGGACGCCTGCGAACAGTTGCCGCGCTGGGTATTTGTGAACGGTGTCCGCGTCACCGGCCTGGAGCGCCGCCGCGCGAATGAGCTGGCCTACTGCCTGCGGGGTGTCTGATGCGCATTTTAATTTTGTTACTGCTGGCGGCGCTTGCCTTGGCCGGGCTGCAAACCTGGCGCATCGGTGGCCTGCATGATGAAGCAGACCAGGCGCAGCGCATTATCGGCACCCTGTCCGCCGGTATTGAAAGCCGAGACAACGCCATTAACCGCCTGAGCAATGATGCCGTAACGCGGGAACGCCAGGAACAACGCCTGCGCACCCAGCTCTCACGGGCGGGTGAGCAGGCACGCGTCCGTGAATACACAATTCAAAGGTTACTTAATGAAAATCAGGAAATGCGCGACTGGTATGGCGCTCGTCTGCCTGACAGCATTAGCCGGATGCACGCGCGTCCCGCCTTCGCCAGCGCCGCAGATTATTTACGTTGGCTGTCCGGCGGTGACGAGCTGCCCGATACCGGCAAGCTCACCGGTCACTAACGGCGATTTAAGCAGTGACGTCAGAAACCTGGAGGCCGCGCTGACCGCCTGTGGCCTTCAGGTGGAAGCGGTCAAACAATGCCAGGAGGAACACCGTGTTAAAACCCGCACAGCTACGAAAAGCCTTAACTGACGCCTTGCCGGTGCTGCAAACCAGCCCCGACACCCTGCGGATGTTTGTGGATAACGGGCGTATCGTTTCCACGTTAGCCAGCTCGCTGTCGTTCGAATATCAGTACCAGGTCGAACTGCTGATCACCAACTTTGCCCAGGACTGCGATCTGATTATTGTGCCCATTCTGGCCTGGCTGCGTGAGAACCAGCCGGACATCATGGCGACGCCGGAAAAGCAACAGACCGGCTTTAAATTTAAGGCCGATATGCTCGATGATGGCTCCTACGATATCGCGATTGACGTGCAGCTCACCGAGCGCGTGATCGTGAAACAGATTGATGCTGGTCTGTACGTGGAGCATTTTCCGGAACCGCCACTGCCGGAGCCGGTGGAAAGGCCGCGTGAACTGTACCTGCACGGCGAGTTAGTGAGTCAGTGGCATGAGTGAACTGTCAGCGTTTGATACCCGCCTGGCGGGGCTGATTGCCGCGCTGTCACCGCAAAGCCGGAAGGCGATGGCGGCGGCCATTGCGAAGCGTCTGCGCAAACATCAGCAGCAGCGCATTAAGCAGCAGGTCACGCCGGAAGGGCAGCCCTTCACCCCGCGCCGTCCGCAGCCTTTACGAGCAAAGAAAGGCCGCATTAAACGGGAGATGTTCGCCAAACTGCGCACGGCAAAATATATGAAGGCCAAAGGCACCGCTGACGATGCGGTGGTGGAATTTACCGGCCAGGTGCAACGGATGGCGAAAGTGCATCAGTACGGCCTGCGGGATCGCCCATCTGTGCGAGCAAAAGAAATGCAGTATCCGGCGCGCCCGCTGTTGGGGGTGGACGCGGAGGATATGAAGATTGTGGAAGATGAATTGATAAAAATTTTAGCCGACTAGATACACCTCGCTAGATTATTTAGGAACCTTTCTTAAGGTCACCAAATAATTTTATTATTTGCTCTAACCCATCGAAAGTAGCAGGGATATTATCACCGTTAGTTATAATGCTTGAGAATATTATATTCTCGAATTTTGACAAGGACTCAGAATCATCTCTTTTCATCTCAGATGCATATTTACCGTAATCTTGAATGAATTGGCACAGCGTTTTTCTTAGTTCAACCTGGGATAACTGCGCCTTTATAGAGCTATAGTTTTGCAATGCAATTCTAAAATAGTAAATCAAAATAAATGTAATGGAGAATGCAGGCACCAAATACACAAGATCATAGATACTTTTATACTCTTTATTTAAAACCGACAACTGATTAAATTCAAATATCAGAGGAAAAAAAACACACAACCCAAGTAAAAGCACAGAGGTAAATGACCACGCTTTCTGTTTCCTTAAAGTTTCCGATAAATTATTAAAGCCTTTATGCAACCCTACAAAATTGAACCCCGTCTTATATGATTCCAAAGCCGTTTTAATTTCCCCCACCCTTTCCTCTTTATCATCAATATATTTCCTCCAGTCATTTTCGGCTTGTTGCATATTTGACTTATGCTGTAATGCCAATTGATTTTGTTCTTCAATAAGCATGCCAACATCCTCTTTAGAAGTTGCTATCCCTCTCATATAAGAATTAATGTCTTTAACTTGCGGAGCATTTATTAAGGACTTTAACATCCTAATAGGGAGGAAATTTATGGCATGTGTCATCCTATTAGATGCTCCTTGGGAAAAATTAGAAATATTTTCAAGAGTAAAGGTACGAACACTAGCAAGATCGAATTGCATTTCTCTGTATGATGACAAGTCCATTTCTAAAAAAAAGATAAAAAGGTAAGAATAAATATCATCTAAAACTTCAACAGTTAAATTAAAGGTATTATCACCAGAGTCAAACCTATCTAACGCACTAACAAAGTCAATCCCAACATACGAGCTCATAATTTGGGTTCCCGAGTCCCATTCGCTCGGATGTTCTTTAATTGAGTTGATAATATTTACTACATTCTCATTCCTGCCGATCGTAAAATTGTTTTGATTGCTTATCTTTTGATTGCTTATCTTAGAGGCTAGCGTAGTTAATTTATTCAAGTAAAGTGACAATTTTAATTCACTCATCATACTCTCCCAAAATTATAATAGTTTTATATCATGCTTCAATCGTTGTGCCAGATATAGCACAAAGCACAATTATTGTATCTATGTTGCCTGAAATCCATTCTTTATCTCATGAATACATCCATCCCCAACAACGACATTCCGCGCCTGCTGCGCAATCTGATCCGCATTGGCACCGTTGCCGAGGTGGATTTAGTTGCGGGCACCTGTCGCGTGAACACCGGCGGTAACGTCACCGACTGGCTGCACTGGCTGACCTCCCGCGCAGGGCGCTCGCGTTCCTGGTGGGCACCGTCTACCGGTGAGCAGGTTTTATTGTTTTGCCTGGGCGGTGAGCTGGATACCGCCTTTGTGATGCCAGGCGTTTTCTCTGATGAATTCCCCGCGCCGTCAGCGTCAGCCGAAGCCGTACACGTCACTTTCCCTGACGGCGCGGTGATCGAGTACGAACCAAAAACCGGCGCATTGCTGGCAACCGGTATCAAGTCCGCCACGGTAAACGCGTCGGATAAAGTGGCAGTCACTGCCCCGCTGATTACCTGCACGGCGAAAACGCGTATCACGCTCGACACGCCGGAAGTGGTCTGCACCAAGAAGCTCACCACGGGCAGCCTGGATGTGAAACAGGGCGGCACCCTAACAGGCAACCTCATCCACTCAGGCGGCAGCCTCACTTCAAACGGCGTGGTTGTTCATACCCATAAACACAGTGGCGTCCAGACGGGCGGCGGCAGTTCCGGTACACCGACAACATAAAGAGGATTGTATGAGTAAGAATTTAAGCGTTTTTCTGTCAGTTTTTGCAGCAACGACAGCGGGCGTTATGCTGGCAAACGGGACGCCTGGCTGGTGGTTGGTGGGTGGTATTGGCCTCTATTTATTGTTCAAAAATGACTAACGCGAAATACATCGGCCTGGCTCGCGACACGGGGCGCGGCGTCGAAGACCTGGCGCACATTCAGCAGTCGGTCAGCGACATTCTGCGCACGCCCGTCGGTTCCCGCGTCATGCGCCGTGATTATGGTTCGCTGCTATCGATGCTGACTGACCGCCCGCAGAATGCGGCGCTGCGCCTGCAAATCATGGCGGCCTGTTACAGCGCGATTTTGAAATGGGAGCCACGCGTCACCCTCACTGGCATCACCTTTGAAACGACGTTTGACGGAAAAATGGTGGTGGATATTACCGGCACCCGCAAAGACACGTCCGCCGCCATTTCCTTAACCCTTCCTGTGAGCTGACTATGGCAACGATTGATCTCAGCCAGTTACCCGCCCCCGACGTGGTGGAGGTGCTGGATTACGAAATCCTGCTGGCGGAGCGCAAAGCCACGCTGGTCTCCTTGTACCCCGAAGACCAGCAGGCCGCTATCGCCCGCACGCTGACCCTGGAGTCTGAGCCGATTGTGAAACTGCTGGAGGAGAACGCTTACCGCGAAGTGATCCTGCGTCAGCGGGTGAACGAGGCGGCGCAGGCGGTCATGCTGGCCTATGCCAGCGGAACAGACCTGGACAACATCGCGGCGACGTTCAGCGTGGAGCGCCTGACCATCACGCCTGCGGATACGGTCAGCGTGCCTGCTGTCGCAGCAGTGATGGAAAGCGATGCGGATTTGCGCATCCGTGCGCAGCAGGCGTTTGAAGGGCTGAGCGTCGCCGGTCCGGTTGGCTCCTATGAGTATCACGGGCGCTCGGCTGACGGGCGGGTGGCGGATATTTCGGTCATCAGTCCGTCGCCCGCCTGCGTAACGATTTCCGTGCTGGCACAGACCGGCAACGGCACCGCCCCCGCTGACCTGCTGGCGGTGGTTCAGGCCGCGCTCAATGATGAAAACGTGCGCCCCGTGGCTGACCGCGTGACCGTCCAGTCAGCCACCGTGGTCAATTACACCATTGACGCCGTGCTGTATCTGTTCCCTGGTCCCGAAGCCGAACCCATTCGCGAAGCCGCCGAGGCAAAGCTGATTGCCTACACCACCGCACAGCACCGGTTAGGCCGCGACATCCGGCTGTCCGCCATTTATGCCGCGCTGCACGTTGAAGGCGTGCAGCGGGTGGAGCTGAAAAGCCCTGCCGCTGACATCGAGCTGGATAAAACGCAGGCGTCATTCTGCACCGCGTACACCCTGAAAGTGGGCGGCTACGATGAGTGATCGCCTGCTGCCCGCCGGTTCCTCGGCTCTTGAGGTTGCCGCCGCCGAGGCCTGCGCCGCGCTTGAAAACGTGCCGGTGCCGCTGCGGCAGCTTTGGGATCCGCTGACCTGTCCGGCAAAGTTTTTGCCGTACCTGGCGTGGGCGCTGTCGGTTGACCGTTGGGATGAAAACTGGCCGCTCTATACCAAGCGCCGCGTCATTCAGTCGGCCTGGTTCATTCACTGCCATAAGGGAACCATCGGCGCTATCCGGCGCGTGGTGGAGCCGCTCGGCTACCTGATTAACGTGACCGAGTGGTGGGAAACCAATGATGAGCCTGGGACGTTTCGCCTGGATATCGGCGTGCTGGAAACCGGCATCACCGAAGAAATGTATTTAGAGATGGAGCGGCTGATTGCCGACGCCAAACCGGCCAGCCGCCATCTGATTGGCCTGACCATCACCCAGGACATTAAAGGCGATGTTTACACCGGCGCGGCGCACTACCTGGGCGAACTGCTGACCGTTTACCCCGCATAAGAGGACGATATGAGCACATTTAAATCCGTTGTCACCACGCTCGGCCAGGCGCGCATCGCGGCGGCCATTGCGGCGGGGACTGACATCAACATTACGCAGTTGGCCGTCGGCGACGGCGACGGCAAGGTGACCACGCCGGTTGCCACGCAGACTAAGCTGGTTAAAGAGGTGTACCGCACGCCGCTCAACTCTTTAAAGCTCGACCCGACTCATGGCAACTGGGTGATTGCTGAGGCGGTGATTTCTGCAAGCGTCGGCGGTTTCTGGATGCGTGAAATGGGGCTGTTTGCCGACGACGGCACGCTGATTGCTGTGTGCAATATGGCTGACACCTACAAGCCGACTCTGGCGGAAGGTTCAGGCCGCACGCAAACTTTACGTATGGTGATTGCGGTCAGCAATACCGAGGCCATCAGCCTGCTGATCGACGACTCGGTGATTATGGCCACCGAGCAGTATGTGAATGACCTGCTGGCCGCACATGAAAAATCCCGCAACCACCCCGACGGCACGCTGACGGCAAAGGGTTTTGTCCAGCTTAACAGCTCGGTCAGCAGTACCAGCGAAGCGCTGGCCGCCACGCCCAAAGCGGTCAAGGCCGCCAACGACAATGCCAACACCCGCGTGCCGTCCACCCGCAAGGTGAACAATAAAGCGCTGGGCGCTGACATTACCCTGACGGCGGCGGACGTGGGGGCGTTGCCTGTCGCGTCCGCCGTTCTCGGCACCGCGAATATCAACACGTTTAATCTGGCAAACATCGGGGTTTACGTGCAGAGCACCGGCGCGAATGCCACCGTCGCCAATGGCTATCCCGCCGGTTCACAGGCGGCGGGCGTGCTGGAGGTTATCCCCGCGTCCTGGACGGGCGGCGTGTTGCAGCGTTACACCGTGCAAAATACCGGCATGGTGTGGACGCGTGCGCTCAATGCATCCTGGAATGGTACGGACGGACCCTGGCGTGACTGGGTGCAGGCCAGCGCGGTGAACTCCGTCGCGGTGCCGTCGGCCATCCTGACAACCACGGATATCAATACCCTGGGCTTTGCCAGCGGAACCGGGAATGCCGCCCTGTACGCGCAGCCTAAAAATGCCAACGCCACGGCGGCGTTGCACTATCCGCAAGGCATTGCGGGAACGCTGTACGTCACGCCAAGCGCCTACGGCTGTCAGCAGATGTACGTCACGTTCACCGGCAATATCTGGAATCGCGGATTGTCCGCCGACTGGAACGGCGTCGATGGTCCCTGGAAAGAGTGGGTGCCAACGTACAGCGCGAATAACAAACCCACCGCCGCCGACGTGGGCGCGTGGACGGCCGCGCAAAGCGCCGCCAGTGAAAAGGCGCTGGCGGATGAGGTGGCGACGGCCTTTAAAATCCGCGCCAATTTAACCGCGACAGACTCGCCCAACGCGCTGCATGGCACGGCCATGTTCGGGCATTACGGCGTGCCCGGTGCCGCCGCCGCGACCACGGACAAAGGCTACCCGATGAACGGGTTTGTCGGCGTGATTTTCGTGACCTGGGGACCGAATGCGACGCAGCAGATTGCCTTTAACAACAACGGACGACAGTTTACCCGTGGCGCGTCGGGGGCATGGAACGGCGTCGATGGTCCATGGACGACCTGGAATGAAATTTACTGCCAGGCGAACAAACCGACACCGGCAGACGTCGGCGCATTACCGGCAGGCGGGACGGCCGTCGCGGCGTCCAAACTCGCCACCGCCCGCAAGATTGCCGGTGTGGCCTTTGATGGCACCCAGGATATCAACCTTAGCGCGGCAAACGTGGGCGCACTTCCTGCAAATGGCACCGCCGTTGCCGCGACCAAGCTCGCAACCTCCCGCAAGATTGCCGGTGTGGCGTTCGATGGCACCCAGGATATCGGGCTGAATGCGGATAATGTGGGCGCATTTCCCCGCGCGGGCGGTGATGTGAACGGTCGCGTCACGGCGAATTATCTCCGGGCGATAACTATCCCGCACCCTGGCGACGGGCAAGGGACCTATTTAGGCTGGAACGAAAGCGGCGGCCAGGGCGAATCCGACTTTGTGAACAACCGGGGCGGCGGCGTGGGGGGCTTTCTTTTCCGCACCGTGAATCAGGCCAATTCCGTACAAACGGGCTTTGTCAGATTTACCGGCACCGGTGACTTGGCGACGCAGGGGAGTATTTCCGCCGAAGGCGGCGGGATTTATGAGATGGGGCAGCGTGTTTTCAGCCCCAATAACCGGCAGCCGGTCAATTCCAATACCGCCAATCTCGGCGGCGGCTGGTGGCGATGCGGTGACACGGGAATGATTAAGCAGTGGGGCGTCGTCAACAAAGGGAGTCGCGGCTGGTCAACGGTGAATTTCCCCATTCCCTTCCCGAGCACCTGCGTCAACGTTCAGGTGACCGCCATCAATGGCGGCGGCGGGACGTTCAGCGACAACTTCGGCACGGCGCAAATTATTAATAACATCGGTTTCACCTGCGGCCAGGACAGCGGCGGCAGCTACTGGGAAGCCACCGGCTGGTAAGGGAAAATAATGAGCAACTATTACAGCGCAGTCACCTCAAGTCTTTATGTTTACAGCCCGCTCACCAACGGTTTTTATCCGCGTGAACTGTGGGACGTGTACGACGATGCCGGAAGCTGGCCGGATGATGGCATTGCGGTCAGTGATGTTGTTTACCGTGAATACCAAACCCTCCCTCCGCCGGAGGGGAAAATGCGGGTTGCGGGCACGGACGGTCTGCCCGCCTGGGGGGATATTCCGCCGCCGACGGTTGAAGAACGCAAGGCCGAAGCCGTGACGGCCTTGTCCTCGCTGATGGCAAAAGCAAACGCCGCCATTACGCCTTTGCAGGATGCCGTCGATATTGACGATGCCACGGAGGCGGAACGGGCAAGCCTGACCGCCTGGAAAAAATACCGCGTCGCCCTTAACCGGCTGGATTTGTCTGCCGCGCCGGATATTACCTGGCCTGAAATTCCCGCCTAACCGAAGCCCCGAAAGGGGCTTTTTTGTTTTCGTCCTTCCCCGTTGTGCCGTTCCCCACACACCGCGCCCGCCGTGCCTGCGCCGATACAACACGCGATGATTGACCTCACCCCAATCACAGGAAAAACACCATGGCTGATTATCATCACGGTGTGCGCGTTGTTGAAATCAATGACGGCACCCGCGTTATCTCCACCGTTTCCACCGCCATCATCGGGATGGTCTGCACCGCAGAAGATGCCGACGCGGCGACCTTCCCGCTGGATACGCCGGTACTCATTACCAACGTGCTGACCGCCGCCGGTAAGGCCGGTAAAACCGGCACGCTGCGCGCCTCCCTGATGGCTATCGCCAACCAGGCTAAACCGGTTGTTGTCGTGGTACGCGTCGCCCAAGGCGAAACCGAAGCGGAAACCACCTCCAACATCATCGGCGGGTCAGATGAAACCGGCATGTATACCGGCATGAAAGCCCTGCTGTCCGCGCAGACTGAACTCGG